AAAGGATTATGATTGGACGTTGCCGGAAGGAGTTGAGTATTTCCGTGTGACGGTTGTTGGCGGCGGCGGCACTGGTGGCGGCTGGTCGAATAACGCGAATGAAGGTTCTGGCGGCGCTGGCGGCGGCGGCGGTGCTTATGCCCGTTCAATGTTCTACGGCTACAAGTTTAAGGCTGGCGATGCGTTTAAGGTTCGCGTTGGCTGTTCAAACTACAAAGGATTAGGCGACGGGACTGAAAGTTATTTCCGTCTTGCAAGTAAGGCATCATCGTATCTTTACTGCGAGGGCGGCAAAGGCGGCGAGAGTGGCTATGTGCAAGGCAGTGAGAAGAAAGGCTTCACAAAGCCGGGCGACGGCGGTGTTGTGAAAACCGATGGCTTTGACGGCGCAGTAATGTTCAATCTTGATGCAGTGTCAGGCGGCAATGGTTTGCCGGGACTAAGTGTTACGACGCCGCATGGCCCAAAAACTGTTGGCGGCGCTGGCGGCAGTTCCTTCTTGGGAACATCTGGCGGCACTTTTCCTACCTCTGGTTATGGCACTGGCGCGGGTGGTGCTGGCGAAGCAAACAACTCTGGCGGTGGCGGCGGCGGCTACGTTGGTCGTGGCGGCGTTGTGATTATCGAGTGGTGAGGTTAAAATGACAAACATTCCAAACCCTAATCCTTATGGAAATATTATATCTATTAGCCAATCGGCTAATATGTCTCCTGCTTTGACTGCTTTAACAGACACGCAATACGTTCTTTGTTGGAACTATAACAAAAATTGCTGGCAAGTTTGGGCTACGCCAGATACGCCAGTAATTGTTGTTCCAAGTGAGGAATTAGAAGAAAGCTCGAAGGGCAAAAAATGACAGGTTGCCCTTTTATAGATGCTGTAATTATACAGGTCATCAAATGGCTAATGTGAGTTGCAAGACTTGCGTTTACCGAGGCGAGCAGGTGGTGGATTTAACGCCACCTGTTTGGCTTTGCATGTGCAATCCTCCCGCTCCTGGCGGATATTTAAATGAGGAACAAAGGTTAAAGAATATTGGTGTGACGCCATACCCGATTGTTGACGAGCAATGTTGGTGTGGACAACACCAAGATTTTGATAAGCGTGGCTAATGGCTCAATTAGATTTAGACGAATTTAATCGCAAGATTTACGAGCCAGACGGCAAGGTTTTGGCTGAATATCTCACTGACCGTTCGCATGTCAGCGTGATACGAGGGCCAATTGGTTCTGGCACTTCATCTTGTTCCTGCATCAAGATAGCAATGATTGCTGCGGAGCAGGAGAAGAACCCGATAGATGGGATTAGGCGCAGTCGATGGGCTGTTATTCGTAACAGTTATCCGGCGCTGAGAAATACGACTGTAAAGACTTGGCTTGATTGGTTTGATGAGCGCCTTTACGGGCGGTTCAATTGGGGCAAGCCAATGGCCCATGTGATGAAATGGGCTGACGTTGAGTGCGAGGTTATCTTTATAGCGTTGGACGATGAGGCTGATATTTCCAAGCTTCGGTCGTTGGAGTTGACGGGCGTTTGGTTCAACGAGTTGGAGTTTATTCCGCATCAAATCTTTGACGAGGCTGAAAGTCGAACAGGTCGTTATCCTGCTTTGAAGGATGGCGGTCCAACATGGTCAGGCGTGATAGGGGACTTGAACGCGCCTAATGAAGACCATTGGCTGATGATGATGACGCGCGAGGCTCCATATCCTGACGAGGTGCCAGAAGAGGACCGTTCATATTGGCCTGAGACATGGAGCTATTTTGTCCAGCCTGCCGCTCTAATTGAGGTTATGGGCGCTGATGGGAAAACAGTTGTTGATTATATCGACAACCCTGTCGCTGAGAATAGAAAGTGGCTCGTAAATAGTTTCTACTTGGAGAAACGGCGCGGCAAATCAAAGCAATGGATTGATAGCCGTTTGATGAACAGGATTACGTTCGTTGTCGATGGCGACCCTGTATGGCCTAATTTTAGGAGGGAAGCGCATGTTTCTCCAAAGCCTCTTGCGTATAATCCTTCTTACCCTGTCGTTGTTTCTTTGGATTTTGGTCGTCGTCCATCTGCTCTCATCGGGCAGGAAATCAACAATCGACTTTATATCTTAAAAGAGTTTCGCATGTATGGCGTTGGTGCAACGACTTTTGCGCCAGCGTTGAAGAGGTTGTTAGACCAGAATTTTCCCGGCGCGCTGTATAGGTTCGTTGGCGACCCGAAGGGAAGGGACAGAGGGCAGGCAGATGAGAATACGGCTTACGATGTATTCAAAGCTCATGGGATGCTTGTGGCTCCTGCTCCTGTTAAAAATAACAATATACAAACAAGAATTATGGCTGTGGAGCAAATCTTAAACGAGCTTTGGAACGGTGGCCCAAGGTTACAGATTGACCCGCAAGAATGTTCAACATTGGTTGCAGGCTTGTCCGGCAAATACCGTATGCGGAAGCTGATGTTTGGCGAAGACCCAACGCCTGAGAAAGACAAATATTCCGATATAGCCGATTGCTTGCAGTATATGGTTTTGTTTCTTGGCAATGGCCGCGTCCTTAACGGTGGCTATGTGGATAGCCGTCCAAAGTTTCTTAATGTGCAGCGCAAAGAAAAGTCGTTGCGAAGGTATGGCAATGACAGAGTTTAGGACTTTTGAGGTTGTCCAGAATTGGGGTGTTGCTTTTTCCAAGGGTTCTTCACGGACTTGGTGGAGGCTTCTTTGTCCGGGCAAATACAAGCATGTATCTTTATTCAAATATTCCGCTGCCGCCGATAGCTGGATTTATCTTGATTTAGACTTTTCTGGTATGGGCGTGATTATTGCCCCCGGTGATACTGAGGCCGTTGAGGTCATTTGTTTGGCGATGGGCGATGTGGATGCCTTGACCATTAATGTTCAAGAGCGCGTTCCTATTATCTTTCGAGGGTTGTTTACCTGCGTGTCTTTTGTAAAGCATGTTTTAGGAATACGAGCGCCGTTAGTTTTTTTCCCTGACCAGCTCTACAACCATCTAGTCAAGATTGGTGCGCAACCAATGCCAACTGGCAGCAATGGAGGTCGGTGCGTTTAATCTATTCATCTCCCCGACTAGCCTCTGAGCAATTCAGTTTGCTTGGGGGCTTTTTTTATGGGCGGAGGTGGCGGCGGCGATAACGGCATGATGATGATGATGACCATCATGATGATGCAGTCCATGCAGCAAATGCAGCAGCAGCAGCAAGCACAGATTGACGCTCAGCAAACAGCACAGACGCAGAAACAAGTTTCACAAGTTCAATCAGATGTGCAGGCGAATACATGGGACATGCTTCGCCAGTATGGACAGTCGAATAGCCAGCAATCTGCGACCGCTGGTAATATGACCAACCCAACATCTTCGTTTATGTCTCCGACGCCTGCGGGCGCTCCACCATTATTGACGGCACTTACAACGGGTAGTGCTGCCCCTGCCGCTCCTGTCGCTTCTGCTCCGAAGAGTTCGTAAGCATGGAGAAGGAGCCAGAGCTTAAAGACGCGCGAGACGAGGCAGACCGCATTGCTGGCTTAGAGACTTTATCTAAGAACCGCCTAGCAGATGCGCGCAAGCAAAAGGCTCCGTTCGAGTGGGACATGCTGGAAGGTTATACCTTTGCAGCGCCTCATCGTGCGATGGTTGTTAATTCGACCGCGCCAAAGCCCGTCGGCAAAATTCAAGACGTTCCGATTGTTAATACGTCGATGGCCTATGAGCTATGCGGCGATTTTCCGACCGTCATTATTAATACCTTCTGCCCGCAAACGCAAAATTGGGTTACGCGGCGTCCTAATCAGAATGTCCCGCCAGAGCAAATGCAGGGTGTTGCGATTGCCTCGGCGCAAGCTGACGACGCGATATTCAGGTCTATCTTGGCGAGCAATTTTTATTCAGAGATTGGCAAGGCGTTTAACCCTGACTTGGCGCTTGGAACCGTGGCTTTGTGGATTGACCATCCTAAGTCATGGCGACCGCCGATTGTTCAATGTGTTCCTATTCGGGAACTAGAGATTAATACGGGACCAGACGGCCAGATTGATGACCGTTTTGTTGTTCGTCATACGCGCTATCGGTATTTGAAAGACGTTCTTCCTGACTTTGACATCCCGAAAGCGGTGCAGGAAAAGGGCAAGAAGGACGACAAGAAAAACTGTGTTGTTGTTTGGGCTTTCTGGAAAATCCGCGATGGGTCTTCTGAGGACAAGTGGCAGCATATCATCACGGTTGATGGGCATTACGTTCACGATGCTGTGTTAAAGGGTAATGGTTCTTGCCCGTTGGTTGTGGCGCGTTTCAATGCTACGCCAGATTGGGCGTGGGGTGTTGGGCCGCTTATTCAGTCGTTGCCTGACCTTCGCATTATTGATGAGCTTACGCATAAAAAAGTGAAGACGGTTGACCTTGCGTTAAACCCGCCGATTACTTTTCCAGATAGCTCGTTCACCAACATTCAAGAGGGCATTGAAGCTGGCATGGCTTACGCCATACGTCCGGGCGAAGAGGGTGCGATTAAGAACCTTTATATGCCGCCAAGCTTAGACCCTGCGATATTCCTGACCAATGATTTGGAAACGCGCATTAAGCGTCTCTTCTTCCTTGATTGGCCGCAGCAAGACGGCAAGACGCCGCCAACTGCGACACAATGGCTTGATGAGATGACGCTGGCGCAGCGTCGTATTGGAACGCCGGGGCTTGTGTTTTGGCAAGAGTTTTGTGCTGGCGTGTTCGAGCGGTTTGTTTATCTCTTAGAGAAAGCAGGCCAGGTTCCTAAGATTACGCTTGATGACGGCAACGGCAAGAAGCAGGCCGTTACGATGCTTCCTTACAATCCTGCATTGCGTTCCGCAGAGCAAGAAGAAGTCGCGTTGTTTGCCCGCTTTGTGCAGATTGGCGCGCAGGCATTTCCAGAAGAATGGAAAATGGTCACTGACGGCAGCGCGACATTGCAGAATGTCGCAAGCAAGATGGGCGTTGATAGTATGTGGAAGCGCCGCGACCCTAAACAAATGCAAGCGGCTATTTCTCAAATGTCTCAAATGATGGGCGGTGCGCAAGCAGGTGCGCCTGCAATGGGACAAGGACAAGCGCCTGTTGCTGACTTAGCAGGTGCGCCGCCTGAGATGGGTAAGCCAAGAACGGCTGTTAATAGCGCAGCGTTTAATCCGAAAGATGTTCGCGGCATGGGTCCACAAGGGATGAATTACGGCAAATGATACCTGACGATGTTGTAGTCGAAGAGTTGAAGCGTCTTGGCAATTATCCAGAAGCTTCGTCATTGTGCCAATTGTTACTGAAAGAGTTGCAAGCACTAACTTCAATCGGTGCGCCGTCTGGTGCGTTGGAATGGCGTGAGGGACGCCGCAGTTTAGCCGCCATGCTCATAGGAGCGATGGAGTTAAACGAACCGCATGACCGAAGAAGTAACGACGCCGCAGAGCTTGTCAGGAACCGCGCAGGAAACGCCCGCGCAGGAAACAGCACAATCCCAAGAAGGCTTTCAAGCACCCAAGGTTGAGAAACCAGATTGGCTTGATGATAGCTTTTACGATGCGGATAAAGGCGTGAAGCTTGATGAGCTTGGTAACAAGTTCAAAGAGCTTAATGAGTTCAAGTCTCGGTTTGAGCAAGAGGCCGAAAAACGCAAAGCAGAAATGCCTGATAATGCGAAAGAGTATGGCTACGCTCCCAAAGATTACAAAGTTCCCGAAGGTTACAAGGTCGAAGAGAACAGCCCAATGTGGCAGCTTCTTCAAGAGACTGCGTATGAAAAGGGTTTAACTAAATCTGAATACAACGCGATGGCGACGAAGTTTATTGAAGCTTCAAACGCCCATCAAAAAGCGTGGGCCGAAGGCATCCAGGCACAAAAGGCAGAGCTTCTTAAACAGCTTGGTTCTGATGCTTCTGAGCAAGTCTCTTCTCTTAAATCTTGGTTCAAAGCGACCGCTGGCGATGAAGCCGTTGCGGAACAGCTTAGCGAAACTTTGTGGACCCCCGGCATCATCCGTTTTTGGCAGCGGGTTCAGAAAGAAATCACAAGCCAAGGAGCAGGCAGCTTCTCTGGTTTGGGACGCGATGGAACCGGCGGCGGTGAAATCGAGGGATGGGACAAGATGACCTTCGAGCAGAAGTGGCATCACACCCAACAAAGAGAGCGCCGCGCTAACTAAGGAAGAGTTAAATGGTGAACATTGTTTCGGGTGTAACCGCACCCATTACATTACTAGAATATGCGAAGACGATGGATGATGGCGACCGTTCGCGCATCTTCGTCGAGAACATGGCGGCGAACAGTGATTTGCTTTCTGCCATGCCTTTCCTGCCTGCCAATAACGGCAAGCGCGCTTTCATGGACATTGGTAACGTGCCGACTGTTGGCTTCCGTGGTTTGAATACCGCTGGCGGCGAGCAGAC